AATTTTTGATGAAGAAAGTTCAGACAGAGCTTTTGAAGAAGAAGTTATGCTTGCTGGTTTCGCACAAGCTCCAGTAAAAGGAGAAGGTGCAGCAGTTTCTTATGATTCAGCACAAGAAGTGTTCGTGTCTAGATACAGCCATGAAACAGTAGCGTTGGCTTTCGCACTTACAGAAGAAGCTATAGAGGATAATTTATATGATTCTCTTTCTTCTAGATATACAAGAGCGTTAGCTAGATCTATGGCAAACACTAAGCAAGTTAAAGCAGCAAATGTTTTAAATAATGGTTTTGATTCAAGCTTCCCAGGAGGAGACGGTAAAGAATTATTCGCTACCGATCACCCAACCCTGAGTGGTGGAGATCAAGCTAATGAACCTAGTGTAGCTTCAGACTTAAATGAGACATCATTAGAAAATCATCTAATTGATATTTCTCAATTTAAAGATGAAAGAGGTATTAAGATTAATGTTCAAGCTAGAAAGTTAATCATACCACCTCAGCTTCAGTTTGTAGCAGATAGAATCCTTAACTCTCCAGGTAGAGTAGGAACTTCTGACAACGACCTTAATGCTTTAAGAAACATGGGTATGTTGCCAGAAGGATATGTGGTAAACCACTATCTGACTGACTCTGATGCATATTTCATCAAGACTGACGCACCTAATGGACTAAAACATTTCGTAAGATCCCCTATGCAAACAGGCATGGAAGGAGACTTCGAAACTGGTAATGTCAGATACAAAGCTAGAGAAAGATATTCTTTCGGCTTTAGTGACTGGCGTGCAATTTTTGGTTCACCAGGAGCTTAATGTTCTTTTAGGGGAGTATTCGTACTCCCCTTTCTTTTTTCTTCAAAACAAATTATCATTTAAAAATTAGCATAATGAGACGCATGGTGCGTTCCATTTACGAAAGGAGTTCATATGGCTAATCCGCATTTTCAGAATTTAATTCTGTGGGCAGGTAATAGTGTTTCTTCTAAGTATAAGAAAGACTTACCAATGTTTCAACCGTATCCGTCTGATCAGACATTCTACGGTTACTTTAATGACTTCATGTCCTATAATTCAGGTGACTTTACAGTCACAACAACTGAAGCTGGATCAGGAAGTGCAAGCGAAGAAATAGGTAGTATAGCTGGTGGTGCATTAGTTTTAACTAATGCTGCTGGAGATAATGACCTAGACTTTTTACAATTAAAAGGTGAATCATTTAAACTATCTTCTAGTAAGAAAGCTATGTTTTCAGCTAGATTTAAAGTAAGTGATGCCGATCAATCAGATATGGTGATAGGTCTTCAAATAACAGATACAACTCCATTAGCTGTGAGTGACGGTGTTTTCTTTAAAAGTGATGATGGTGATGCTAACCTTGACTTTGTTGTAGAAAAGGACGGTTCAGAAACAGCAAGTGCTGCAGTTGCAACACTAGCTGATGACACATTTATTACCGTAGCTTTCTTTATAGATCCAGACAGAGGATCTGTTTATTATTCTATTAACAATGCTGAGCCTGTAGCAGTAGCAAACACTAACCTTCCTGATGATGAAGAACTAACAGTTTCTTTTGGTATTCAGAACGGTGAAGCTGTAGCAAAAGTAATGTCAATAGACTACATTAGTGTCTTAGTAGAGAGATAATGGCAGACGCAGTAACCTCAACCACAATACAAGACGGTGAAAAAGATTTTATCGTTCAACTGACTAATGTGTCAGATGGTACAGGTGAAAGTGCTGTTAAAAAAGTGGATGTAAGTGCTCTGTCTGCTCGTAAGAGTGATGGGGCAGCATGCACTGGTGTGAAACTAAAAACAGTTTACTATAGTATTTTAGACTTTACAGCAGTTTTGTTAGAATGGGATGCCTCTTCAAACACACTGTGTATTGAATTAAATCCTAACGCTGACGGTGTTTTAGATTTTTCTGATTTCGGTGGATTACAAAATACATCAGGCTCAGGAAAAACAGGAGATATTGATCTAACTACGGTAGGAGCTAGTAGTGGAGATACATACCTTATAGTTTTACACTGTATTAAAGAATACTAATGGCTACTTCAGGAACTAAAACTTTTTCTTTAAATATAGCAGACACTATAGAAGAAGCATATGAACTTGCAGGTTTAGAATTAAGAACAGGCTATGATGCTAAAGCTGCAAGACGTTCCTTAAATATTATGTTTGCCGACTGGTCTAACAGAGGAGTTAATCTGTGGACTATAGAAGAGGTAACACAGAACTTAACTAAAGGTACTTCTAGTTATAACCTAAATGCTTTCGATGTAGATATAGTTTCTGCAGTCATAAGAAGAACAGTTAGTGGTCAACAAACAGATATAGATATTGATCGTATAGGAAGATCTGAATATTTAAATATACCAAATAAAGAAACACAAGGCAGACCATCACAGTTTTTTGTAGACAGACAAATAACACCAGTTGTCAAACTGTGGCCAACACCAGAAAACTCAACCGATCAATTTATTTCCTATAGAATACAAAGGATAGATGACGTTACAGCTTCTAATGAAGACCCAGAAGTTCCGTCAAGATTTATACCTTGTATGGTTTCAGGATTAGCTTACTACATAGCACTGAAGAAAAACCCAGAAAGAATAGGGATATTAAAACAACAATATGAACAAGACTTTAAGTTGGCGTCAGACGAAGATAGAAACAGAGCTTCTCTTATGTTGACACCAGCTAGAAGATTTTATTAATGGCTAAAAAGAAGAGTGGTAAAAAAGGTCTTTGGGCAAACATACATGCTAAAAGACAACGAATAAAAGCTGGAAGTAACGAGCGAATGCGTAAGCCTGGATCAAAAGGTGCACCTACAAGAGCTCAGATGAAAGCAGCAAGAAAAGCATCTAAAAAGAAAAAATAAAATGGCTGATCCAAAAAAAGGAACAGGAAAAAAACCTAAAGGCAGTGGTAGAAGATTATACACTGATGAGAATCCTAAAGATACAGTAAGCATAAAATTTGCAACACCTGAAGACGCAAGAAAAACAGTTAAAAAAGTAAAAAATATTAATAAACCTTTTGCTCGTAAAATACAAATACTGACAGTTGGTGAGCAAAGAGCAAGAGTCATGGGTAAAAAATTAGTTGCTAGTATATTTAGAAAAGGTAAGGAAGCCATACGGAAAGCTAGAAAAAAGAAAAAATAATATGTACCCTGTTTACAACAAATTTTACTACAAACCTTTACCTGACTTTATAGAAGTTAAGAAAAGTGAAATAGAAGGGCTTGGTCTTTTTGCTAAGGAAGATATAGAAGAAGGAACAGATTTAGGACTATCTCATTTAAAAGTTCCTATTATACAAGGGTATGTAAGGACTTCAATAGGTGGCTTTTTAAACCACTCAGATAATAATAATTGTTATCTTGAAGAACAACTTGATTGGGATGACTACAGAGCTTTCAATGTTTTTACAGGTCGTGATATAAAAAAAGGTGAAGAATTAACTTTAGATTATCACGGAGACGGCTTAGAATATAACATAGAGGATTTATAATGGCATACGCAGTAGGTAAATACGCAAGAGCAATATGCGATCGTTGTGGGTTTGAGTATAAGTATTTAGAGCTTAGGAAAGAGTGGAACGGTTTAAAAACATGTCCAAGCTGTTTTGAACCTAAACATCCACAGCTCGACCCACCTAAACATATTACTGACCCAGAAGCTCTCAGAGAGCCCAGACCGAGCGTCCCTGCACCTACAGCTGGGTTTGGTATAGTTAAAACTGGGAATCCTGTCGACGCTAATGGAGTAAGTTCTCCTATAACAGACGCTAACGCTAATGATCCTATAGGATCAACTTTTTTAACAACACAATTAACTACAAGTCTTGGAGAGGTTAGTATATCAACATGAGTTGGACAAAGTCAAGTTTAAAACAAGCTGTACAGGATTACTTAGAATCCAGTGAAACTACTTTTGTAAACAACATAGACAACTTTATAAAATCAGCTGAAGAAAAAATATTAAAATCAGTTCAACTTGATGTGTTTAGAAAAAATGTTTTAGGATCTGGTACAGCTTCAAACACTTACCTATCTACACCTAATGACTATCTTTCTTCATTTAGCTTGGCTTTGATAGATAGTTCTAATAACTATAACTATTTATTACAAAAACATGTTTCCTTTATAAGAGACTATAACCCAGCAGAAGCAACAACAGGAACACCTTTATACTACGCAGAGTTTGATGATAATACTTTTATACTAGCTCCAACACCAAGTTCTAATTTTAACTTTGAGCTTCATTATTTTCACAGACCTGCTTCACTAACTTCAGGTTCTGACTCTGGTGAAACATATCTTTCTAAAAATGCACCTAACGCTTTGTTGTATGGTTCTTTAATAGAAGGGACGATATTTTTGAAAAACTATGAAGCACTTCCTGTTTATGAACAGAAGTTTCAAGCAGGATTACTTGAACTCAAAAACTTAGGGGAAGGTAAAAGCACAAGAGACCAATACAGATACGGAGAAGTAAGAAGAGAACCTCAGGCATGAGAATACCAGAACTTGAAGGTAAGAACATAGCGATTGTTGCTATGGGTGAAAGTCAATTAGATTTTCATTTAAGTTTAGTTCACTCAAAAACATATGATGAAGTGTGGGCTATAAACTGCATGGGAGCAATTATAAATTGTGATAGAGTGTTTATGCTTGATCCAGCTTCTAGGTTTTTAGATACAGAAGACGCTGGTACACAAACAGGAATTATGAGAAGATGGTTGCCTGAAGCAGCAGTTCCTATATACACATGTGAGTTAGATGAAAGGGTTCCCACATCAGTTTTATATCCACTTGAAGAAGTAGTCAGAGCAAGTAAGTGTGCATACTTAAATAACACAGTTGCTTATGCTTTTGCTTTCGCTTTATACAACAAAGTTGGCTCTATAAATTTATTTGGTATAGATTTTTCTTATAAAGGTAATCTGCACTTTGCTGAAGCTGGTCGTGCATGTTGTGAATATTGGTTAGCTAAATGCGTAGAAGGTGGTATGTTTGTACATGTTGCTGCAAGGTCTGGATTAATTGATACTAACTTAGAAGTGCATGAAAGAGTTTATGGTTACCACAGATTACCAGATCCAGACATTATGATACTAGATTCAGAAGGTCAGTATCATCAAGTAAAACTTTCTAAATATAACAACATGGTTAGAGAAGAACAACTAAAAAATATCAGTGAGATTAGAACAGTTATGGATAGTCCTCCTGAGGCTAAAAGGTATTGATGTTAGGAGATAAGGGAAGTACAGACTTAGGAGTTGTTTCTGTCCAAGCAGAAACTAATAGAGGACACACACCAGAGTACTGGGCTGAAAGATTAACTGAAAGGATCGTAGGTATAAGTCAAAATGCTGAGCCACACATTAGGCAACAAGCTGAGGCTTTTAGACTAGCTATTTACAACAACATACTTTATTATATTAAACAGGCAATAAATAGCGATCGTTGTACAATGAAGAATATATTGTTACAACAAGGTCATGAAGATCTCGCTAAGATATTAACGGAGTTAAAATAGAATGGCTATATCATCAGCACTTACCACGAGCTTCAAAAAAGAATTACTAGAAGCAGTTCATAATTTTAAATTATCAGGTGGCGACACTTTTAAATTAGCTTTATATACTTCTTCTGCTACATTAGGAGCAACCACTACAGCATTTACGACCACAGGTCAAGCTAGTGGAACTAACTACACTTCAGGAGGAGCTAACTTAACAAGGATAGATCCTACCAGTTCTGGTACTACAGCATTTACAGACTTCGCTGACTTAACTTTTGGCACAGCTAGTGTTACAGCAAGAGGGTGCATGATCTATAACAGTTCTGATTCTAATAAATCTGTAGCAGTTATAGATTTCGGAGGAGATAAAACTTCATCAGCTGGGGACTTTACTATACAGTTTCCTACAGCTTCTTCAAGTGCAGCGATAATTAGGATAGCCTAAGGAGTCCTACCATGTCAAGCGTGGCAGGTTGGGGTAGAGGCACTTGGGGTCAAGGTGGTTGGGGTAATCCCTTACCAGTAGAGGTTAGTGGCTTAGCAGCAACTTCTGCTCTAGGCACAGTAACTCTCAGTCTAGGTACAA